ATTCCTGGCGGTGTTGATGTCGTCGTGTTCCAACGAACCACGCATCGTTACCTCGCGCAGGCGGTGAAGATTCTTCGTAAGAAGGGCATCACCGTCGTCATCGATGTGGATGATGATCTTAGCACGATTCATCCAAGCAACCCCGCATGGATGGAGCTCCATCCACGTCGCTCGAAGACCATGGGTCCAGATGGTCAACCGCACATGCATTCTTGGGCGAACATGGAAGCCGCGTGTCGTGAGGCTTCCTTCATCACCGCAACGACACCCGCGCTCCTCAAGAAGTACGCACCCCATGGACGTGGTGCTGTGGTGCCGAACTACCTGGCACATCACTACTATGAGCACTCGCACTTTGACTCAGACGTGATTGGCTGGCCCGCCTCATTGGGCTCTCACCCGAACGACCCCGATGCGGTGGGCAACGCCATCTCTCGTCTCGTCGATGAAGGTGCACACTTTCACGTTGTGAGCATTTCACCCGGTGTGGGTAAGGCATTCGGACTGTCCAGTGAGGATGACCTCACGCAACTTCGCACGCCGATCGCACTGAATAACTGGCCACGCGTGTTGGCTGATCAGCTTGGCATCGGCATCGCTCCACTCGCTGACACCAAGTTCAATGCAAGCAAGTCGTGGCTTAAGCCACTTGAGATGTCGGCCGTTGGCGTGCCTTGGGTCGCATCCCCTCGTGAGGACTACAGCCGTTTGCACAAGCTCGGTGCTGGCTGGCTCGCGGAGAAACCGAGCGACTGGTACAGGAAGCTACGCGCCTTGCGAGGGAGTGCTGAGCTTCGAGCTGACTTGGCCGGTAAGGGTCGGGAAGTTGCCGAGACGTTGAAGCTGGAAGACAACGCGTGGCGGTGGTGGGAATCATGGCGCACAGCTATTACGAGCGACATGAGCTACGACTACCGTCCGATCGCCATTCTCTAGCCCTAGATGGGTCTGAGACTCTCGTCAGACAGAACAGACTGCCTGCGAGCCGAGAACTACGGCTACGCAGGCAGCTCTGTTTCTAGGGTGTTCTGGGGACATCACAACCGTGTCGATGCATCCACTGACGAGTTGTCTCAACACCGCAAACCGGACACGGAATACGCGGCATCTTGTATCCCGATCTCCGTGACTTAGGCGAGGGTTTTTCCATTTCAACTCGCTTATGCCAAAATGGCAAGGGATCGTGTTGATTTTTGATGGCTATCTTAAGCATGTACTCTCTCGCCGCTGCGATATCGACGAAGATGAGGTTGCTCTTATAGCTATTGCACAAATGACAAGAGGCCACCCAATTGGCATCGTCATTGCTTTCGCAATAAGTGAACGGGATAAAGTGATCCCATTGCAACTCAAGCCATTGCCAATCATTGTTTCTGCGAACGACCAAATCTCCGAAGAGATGTCCACAGTAGAGACAACGATTATCTTGCTCTTCGAGCACGGCGGCTTGGACGGCACCTGATGGGCGGCCTCTTGACACTACCACGTATTATCCCCTGATCGCCTTGGTCTGCTTCAAACCGCGCTCGCCGGTGTTCGCCTTCTTGCCAGCAGCGTAGCCTGCCTGGCTCGCTTCCCAGCCGCCACCGGACATCTTGACCGACTTGCCCGGGGTGAGATTGAACTGCACGTTCGCCCAGTCATCCACGAGCTGACGACGATCGCGCAGAACGAGCTCGGTGCCGGGCTCGCTGGACTGCGTGTCAGCGATGATCACCCGACGAGACTCGGCGATGCGGGTCGCGGCGCCTCGTCCGAATCCCATGATGAAGGTGCGACGTGCCTTGAACTTCTGCATCGCGGTGTGACCGGTGGCATCGTACGTCTTCCACCACGTGGAGAGCGCCGACATCAGCTGGAGCTGAAGTGAGGTGACGAGCACCTTCATCTGCTCGACGTCGCTCTCGTAACCCACGATCCAGAGAATCGCCTCATCCTTGGTCGACGCGTCGATCGTCTTCGTTGTCTTAAACGCGTCAGCGATGTCGGCCATCGCGATGAAGACGGCCTTGCGGTACACGCCGGTGTAGACGATCTCGACCTTCATCATTCGCTCGTCCGACGCGTGGCTCTTGCCCGCGCGCTTCGCGTTAATCACGGCCTGCTCGATGCCGTACTTGAGCATCAGCTTCTCGGCGTGCTCGGTGAGTGCTTCAGCCTCGGCCGGAGTGGTCTTCTCGGCCTTCGCGAGCAGCTTCGCGATGCGGTCCTCGATCTTGGAGGTGTCCGGCTCAGTCATCATGCTCTCCTAGGTTCCTTTTGGTGCAACGGGACTGACTTTATCACGGTGGTACTTCACATGTAAATAGGCAGCACGCATGCATCTGTCCCAGGCATGAACTGCGAAGTACTCGCTTGCCCATAGTGGATAGTAACGAGACGTGCGAGCCGGTCGACGAAACGCACGACCCTGACGATTCGTCCACGCGCGATCACACACTGGACAATACCACTCCCAGAGGTTCTTGCTTCGCTTTCGTACGCGAATCTTCACGTACCCCTCGCAAGATTCGAACTTGCCATCTCGACGAGATCTTGACCGAAGGTCATCGAAAAGTCACCAAGAGAGGGGCTCACTGCGCTTTCGCGCAGCTCCTTGCTACGCGCCGCCGAGAAGCGGGACGTTGACCGCGGTCATCGGCTTTTCGCTGACGATGTAGTCGAACGTCGTCTCGATCATGTTGCCGTCGGCGAGGAAGAAGAAAATCCCCGGATCCCCGTCACCGTAGGAACCGTCGTCCTGCGCTCCATCCACCACCGCCTGGGAGCACTGGTAGTTCCCGGAGGTGCCGCCGCAGTCCCAGATGATGTCCTGTGTAGGCGTACGCTGCGACCCGCTGGAAGAGATCTTGCCCTTGGCCACGTAGTAGCCCATAGGCTGACCGAAGTTGTACAGGTAGATGTACCGAACGGCGCTGCCGTTCTCCTCGCGCTTGCGCTTCTCCTCGAGGTTTTTCTTCTCGAGCGTGTCGCCCTGTGCCTTTTGGGCCTGTTGCTGGCTGCGGGCGATTGATTCTTCCGTCTGGCCAGTGCATGCCGTGAGGCCTAGTACGCCGACGATCGAGAATAGTGCTGCGAACTTCTTCCAGTTCTTGAGCATGATCACTCCTTGCAGTCGGTTTCAGACTTGGTGGTGTCGATGACATCGGGCAGATCGGCGTCCTTGAAGTCCTTCTGCGAGAACTTGCGAGCCGCAGCGTTGTACGCACCCACCGCGTCGTTACAGATCATCTTCTGTCCGGTCAGCTCGGTCTTGAGCTTGACGCTGTCGGGCTGACCCTTAAGCGCTTCCGCCGTGAGAGTCAGGTTCTTGTCGGCCGTGAGGACCGCGTTCCACATGCCCTCGAAGCCCTCTTGTGCTCGGATACGATTGCGAGCATCGTTCTTGATGACCTCGGCGTCACCTCGACCCTTGATGTCGCTGGTGCCGACACCGAAGCCCCAGTGCGCGATGCCGATGCTGCCGAAGACGACGATCACCACGATGGTAAGAACACCGAGCCAACCGATGCCCTTGGCGGTCTGCCTGACCGGCTTGTATTCGAAGTCCTCTTCGCGATCGTCCCAACTCTTGGACACTTATTCTCCTCTAGAAAATGTCCCACGAGATTCCGCACGCGAGACAGATTTCGCTGTTATTCTCGACGATGATATCCGTCGCCGAACAGCCTGGGCACTTCTTGCGTGCTTTCTTCTTACCGACGAGTTCTCGCTGGTAAGCACTCATCCCGCCCCACACACCAAAGTCGATGCCTTGGTCCAGTGCGTACATCAAACACTCAGCTCGCACGTGGCAAAAATTACACAACTGGCGTGCTTGTGGCGGTGGGTAGGGTGGTTCATCATCGGCATCTCCCGGTGTGATGAACACGTCAAGTGGTGCGTCAATGCACGCGCGGTTGGGATCACTCAAAAAGTCACTTGACGCGTTCATCACAACTCCGGTTGTGCTCGTCTCCGGCCGGTGATGCGTGCGTTAGAGCTCGGTGAGCTCTGCTCGGTACACCGTGCCGGCGTCCGAACGCAGGAGCACAGTCCCGTCGACCAACTCGCCGACGAACTCGTAGACCGTCGGTCCGGCCGCCCTGGCCTTCGCTCGTGCTTCACGAGCACCAGTGGTGACGGTTGCCGTTGAAGTCTCAGTGTCACGCGCCGAGGAGGCCTTAGGACGCGTGCTGTACGACCACGAGTTGGCCGGAACCACGATGGTGAAGTAATCGCTCGTCGGCTCGATGGTCGAAAACCTTCGCATCACATTGCGAACTTGGCCCTGCGTGAGGTCGAGTGCGTTGGCCAGTTCGGTCGCGCTGACCGGCACATCCGGGTGAGTCTTCATGTACTCGAAGACCTTGTCACCGATGCGTGCTGCACCCATGTGGCTCTCCTTAATTCCGTGATGTGTGGTGGAGTACTACGTGCCCCGGCGGGGATTCGAACCCTCTTTAGTCCGTTAGTCCGGTACTAAGTTTCCGAGGCCTAGATGGTACGGGTTTTGTTAGCGTGGCCTTTGCATGATTGTCCCATACCCAGCCGAGGTCGGCCCCGAAGGTCGATAACGAAGGCCAGCCCCGGTTTTATCGTAGTCCCAACGGGGATCGAACCCGTGTTTCCGGAGTGAAAATCCGGCGTCTTTGCCACTGGACGATGGGACCTTGGGTCGGCACACGCTTTGTGCGCACTCCACGCATGCGAACCCAGGTTACTTCTTGCTGCGAGACCATCAGTTTCCTCTGTCTCTTGACATACGTTCACACTGGTGATCAACTCCAGTGTTGCAGCGTAGCGATGGGAGGAATCGAACCTCCGCCTGCCGAATTATGAGTTCGGTGCTCTACCCCTGAGCTACATCGCCAATGCGCGTTCAAGTTATCACTGATGACCGTCAGTGGTCTCGCACACGCACCGGGAGCGGTCACTCCCTAAGTTCATTCCTCGTTTTCTGACGAGGCGAACCTGTGGGCCCGGGAGGACTTGAACCTCCCACCTTCCCGTTGTCGAGATGCTCATCCCTGTGAGCTACGGGCCCTTGGTTGGCCCGCTGGACTCTGGGTCTTTCCCCTCACCAGAGTCCAGCGGAGCCGTTATTTCATCTCCTAGCGAGCCAGGAGAAGTTGTGCCGTGCGGTTGACGTACTTGTTGGTGTCGCCGGACAGACCGCTCGTGAAGACCGACGCGGCAGTGCGCGTGCCTTCGTTCCGCTGCCACTGGAAGTACTCGCTGACGGCGTTCATCGCGCCCCAGCCGGTACCACCGAAGCCGACGACCGGGCTCTCGGCGAATGCCGACTGGATCGCCTTGATCTGGTCGTCACGACGAGGCTTGTCCGGGAGAACCCGCTTGAGCACGGTGTCGAAGTCGTCGGCCGAGACGGAGACCGAACCGAGCTGCTTCGCCATCCCGGCGAACACCTTGGCGTACTCGGTCGAGTTCTTGAGCGTGTCCTGCGCGGCGGCGAGCTTCTTCGCCGTGTCGCCGACGTGCTTGATGGACCAGCGCTGCTTCGCATTCTTGCTGAACGAGCGAAGTCCAAGCTGGTTCATGCACAGGCCACGAAGCGGCATGAGGCTGACTTCCACGGCCTTGCTGAGGTCGTGTGACGTGCGCAGCACGAGGTACAGATCGTGCGGGTCGGCGATACCGTTGATCTCGACGTCCATGTGCTTGAGACCGTCGAGCTGCACGACCATGAAGCCCTGCTTGCCACCGCCGAACGAACCCGCCGAAACGAAGTCCGGGCTGATGCTGTCCATGAACTCGAACGCTTCACGGTACTGCACCACCTTGTATCCGGTGGAGACGACCGAGAAGAAGTCGTCGGTGTCGTGTCGAACGACGGCCTTCCGGTTCGGCACCGTCTTGGTCGTCTTGCCCGAGCGGTAACTGATCGAGCGGAGCTCGACATCGAAGTCGATCCCGCCCATGCGAGCAGCCTCAGCCGCGGTCACCTTGGGGGTGTCGATCACGGTGCCGACCTTCATCCACGGGAGCTGTCGGGCGCTGAAGGAGACATCGCCGGTCTTGTTGGCGTACTCGACATCGGTGGCGGTGGGCGCGATCTCGGTGGTCGTCTCGAGCGTGGCGGTCATTATCGTCTACCTTTCCTGGGTTCCTGTTGTCGTGCTTAAGACCACAGTATCACATCCACGTGATGATGTAAACTAGGTCTTTGAAGACGGTAAAGGGGTACGACCCCAACGAGTTGGTCATAGGCCCGACCAAGGCCTCTCGCGCATCACATGCGTACCGACATGAAGTCAGTGAGCGGACCGGGGATTGAACCCGGTGGGGTACGATTACCCCGTAATCCATCGAAGCTTCCCGCTCTTGGGTCGTGCAATTTTGTTTTCGTTTTTCGGTGCTAAGACAAATCTAACAGGTCTTGCTTGTGGTGTAAACAGGCAATCTTAAGATCTTTGGGGGAGACCCCCACGCGCGCACGCCTGTGGACGTGGAACGTGCGCGCGTGAGGATCAGCTCTCTGCGGACGCCTCTTCAGCGGCCGGCTCGGCGGTGACCTTCGGCTCGGGCTCGGGAAGCACGGTGCCCGGGAGTGCCCAGGTCTTGCCGTTCAGCTTCACGACAGCTTCCGCGTTACGCAGACGCCACAGCGAGAGGTACACCAGGTTGCCCTTGATGCCCAGCTTGGTTGCCAGCTCATCACGAGTGGCCGGGCCCTCGCCGAGTGCGGCCAGCACGGAGTTGTCGCGCTCTACGGCAGCCGGATCACGCGGGCGACCCTTCGTGGTGGCCTCGGCCTCGGTGCTCTCGTCCGTCTCGGTGGCCTCAACCTCCGGGGCTTCCGGTGCTTCGGGCGCGTCAGTGAAGTCCGTCACGGTCTCTTCGGTCAGTTCGTCAGTGCTCATCTTTATCCTTCGTTCGGCGGCTGTGGTTCAGCCTTGCTTGTGACCTACCTAGACAGTAACAGGTTGGCGTACAAGTTGTACACTAGCGGGGCGATGAGATTCTTTCTTGATCAACCATTCACGGTCGCCAACGAGCTCGCCACCATCTGGACCTCGTTCACCGTCCAGTGCAGCCTTGGCTTGCTCGCCGATCCATCGACCACATTGGGTTGAAATCCCCTTGCCCCAGGTCGCCTTCAGTGTTGCATTGTGACGAAGTGGATAGATGTTCCAGTCATCCGGGAAACCCATGATGCGTGCAACTTCACGGTGAGAGATGAAGCGGTTTTGCGTGGGGTGGAGTACGAGGTCCAGTGCACCACCCGTGATAACGCGTGCTGATCGTGAGTTGTCCCACCTCGTCACCGAGATGAATCCCATGTGGAAATCCTTGCGAAGAAGCTTCTCCTTCATGTAGTCCCACGATGGAGGGAGCTTGTTGTACTTGTTATAGAAGTACTGAGCGAACCTGCCGACGTGCCAACTCTGTGGCCAGACCTCACCGTGTTGCAACCCCAGGTGTAGCAGGTCGAGAGTCCGTCGATGCGCGACGCCTGTCCGCGTTGTATGCCCGTCTACGCTGCTGGTTCTCTCGCGAGGCTTCTCTGACCACCAGGAGGCAGGTTGCCGATAGGGCTGCGGAAGCCAGGTCTGAGGGAGGTTCTCGATGTCACCAATGATATCGGGCAAAAGTGGCACTCTGATGCTCGATGGGTACTCAACACTGAACGGAAGCTGTGATGCCACCCAGAAGTAACGCTTACGAACTGCCGCACCGCCAAGTTCGAGTGCATCGTGCATCACGTGATAAAGCCCGTACTTGAGTCCGCTCTTTTCCTCAAGATTCGCACGAAGCTCTTGCATGAGGACACGACCCTTGGAGTACGCCGGACGCACAGACTCCATAATGACGATTTGCGGCTTCATACGTGCTGCGTAGTCGGAGAGTGCCCACATACACTCGCTGACCTTGGCATCAACACCACGATGCTTCTTGTCCGTCATTACAGACCAAGCAGAGCAAGGCGGGTTAGAAGTCAGCACTTCAGCATCTTTCACGATCCACGTTTTTGGGTCACCGACTTGCGAGGTCCAGTGTTGCCCGAGCACACCACGATTCGCTAGGCAGTTCGGCATACCGAAACCGCCCTTTTGCTCCACTTTGTGCACAAGTTCGAAGCCCGCCTCGACCATGCCGACGTCAAAGCCGCCCGCGAAGGTTTGTGACGCGACGAACTTATACACGCTTACTCCTAAATATTCCTGCGTGACTGACCGCAGTAGACTTGGCGACTTACGTTATTAGGATCTGTCGCGGCGTAGCAATCAACCGTGTCTGCATAATCACGTGCACATCCAGGACACGTCACTTCAGTGTTGACGATGAACATATCTGTCTCGCCGCAAAATGCAGGCGTGCCACTTACACGAGGCTCGGCAGGCGTGCAGATGAGAACATCCTCGTAAGCACGCTTACAGCCAGGACACTTCGTTGACACGCCGTCGTACGTGCCACTGGACATGCGATCCCGGTTCACCTGCTGCTTGGCCTGGTAGGCAGCCTGCCACTCTTCGTCGGTGATGCCGATGGCGGTGAGAATGTTGGCCAAAAAGTGGCCAACGTCAACTGCTTCCTTCAGCGCGAGTTCACGATTGACCCAACCGCGTGGTTGCGCCCAGGTCTTCCATCCAAATTCACTGAGGAGTTCGCCAGCCTCAAGCACGAGTGCCGAGTGATTCCACGTCACATAATCAGCGAGTGCATCACCCTCAGGAAGCGGAAGTTTAAAGCCAAACGACTTTTCCTGGAGTTCCTTCGTCGAAGCGAGCCACTCCCAATTGTCACTCACTTGCGATCTTCTCCTCGTACTTCTCGTGAAGCGTTCCACCTGGGTGATAAGACCCAAGTTGTTCAGTGGTGAGTGCATCAGCGACATTACAGACGAGCGTGTTGAGGATCGCCAACTGGACCGCCACCGATACTGTAGGAATGGTTCCGTGCTTTGAACCATCCTCATCGATTTTGTACGTTAGTGCGATATTACACCGCTCAGCCAACTCACTTTGATGGTTACCCGTTACCGCTGCAGTGATGATGCTTCCATTACTGCTGTGCAATTCAGCAATGTGTTGTGCGTCAAGCACCTCCTCAGTCTGTCCAGAGTGGCTGATGAAGATAATGACGTTGCGATCAATCCGCGAGATCGTCCCGAGGCCACCGTGTAGAAAATCAGTGGTGTGGATTGCGGAAGCGTGGTAACCCACCGATTGCAAGAGTGACGCGCCTAGCTGCGCTACTCCAAACGACTTACCAACACCAGTAAGTGTCACAACACCGGTGAGTTCGATGCGTTCACGAAGTTGCTTGACAACTTTATCATCGATATTGTACTCGAGCTGCCTAAGCGCATAAATCGTCTTGCTGATGACGTCCACTAGCCCACAATCTCCTTAATCAGTTGAACACCGCGTGAAATCATGACTTCACGTTCACGCGGACTGTGGAGTGGTGCACCCGCGAGAAGAAGGCAACCTTCAGCGACTTGAAGCTGTTCAAGCGAAAAGTATCCCTCAAGAAACTCATCCATAGCTTTGATTTCATCAGCACGATCAGGCATCAGCACATTGTCATTATAGAACAAATTGTGTGTGATCGCTGAGAATCCGGCATGGTACGAGTACCGCAACTTCGCGATCTCATAGATCAGCGGCATGAACGGTGTGCCGCGTGGATCTACAAGCTTGCACGTACCTGTGTTGATGGAGTAAAGGATGTTGTTGAAGTTCAAATCACCGTGCGCACGCACCATTGATGCTGAGGTAAACACCTCACTTGCGCGCTCAAGCAAATCAAAATGACGCGTCGCGAGCGCGTGATCAAGAGTGGTGAGTCGCTCAAGTGCTTTACCTGCGAACCATGATGCCACCCGAACTGCACTTGCAACTTCGTTATAAGACTTGATTGACCACCATAGATCATGATCAAGACGGTCGGTCACAGACTGGAGAATCTGGACCCACGTATCGGGCCTCCCAGGCCAGTAGAGCCACAGTTCTGAGAGCGTAGGTAGATCGACGTACTCCATCGCATACCCACCGTCGAGTACACTACCGAAGTACCTCGGAATGAGGTTTGCCGACCTGTCTCCCATGGCCGATTGCTCAATCAGCCAATTTCGCTGTGCTGCGAACTGCTCTCCAGTGCCTCTCTTCGTAATAATACCTGCATCATCTAGTGAAAGCGTGTGCTCAGACCGCGCGATGAATCGGGTTCGACGTGCAATTGCGAGAGCGTGCACATCGCCAATGTCGAGCCACGTTGGAAACGCAATGGTTCTCGCAGTAGGGAAGCACGAGAGAAGTGGTCCCATGCCCACTTCATGCTCGTCGTTCAAGTTGGCGCGTGTCATTACCGTGCTGGCTTCACTGAGTAGCTCGATGGTGTCGGCAAAGTGGTATGCGCCAATGGTAACTGAATCCGCTACACGCACCTGCTTATCGACATACGTGCCATCATCTTCGCGCACACAAAATGAACGACTACCAACTGGTGTAAGTGCTTCACCGATCCACGTTCCCGAGTGTCGATCAAGCTTTTCCTCGATGAATGTGTCACTCATCAGAACGTACGTGTCGTGCTTGTGACGCTCTGGGCCCAATGCGTGCAGGCCTACGAGGATTGCATCCACCGGACCACGTGAAACGTTTTGCGGTACGACCTTGATGTCGTAATGCCCAGCGCGCTCGAGTGCAGTCTGGACCTGGATGTGCGTGGCCGGATTTGCCACGACGATGATGCGCACGCAATTAGCGGCACGCATCAACTCGATTTGGTGAAAGAGGTGAGGACGTTGGCCGATGGAAACGAGTGCTTTGCTGATCTGTGTTGAGAGCGGTCCGAGACGTGATGCCTTACCGCCGGCGAGAATGATTCCGTTGCTCACAGATCGAGTCGCCTCTCAATGGTAGTGACACAACGCTGACGTTCGAGTTCACGCTTGAAGTGTTCGTACTGGACCCTCGCCAGCCACTCGTACGTGGAACGCGATGTCTTGACTGCCTGGACCTTACGTGCGAGATCAGCAGGATCTTTGATGCGAAGCCACTTGTGCAAGTTGACCATGTCATCTGAGTAACGATCACCGTTGGGGAACAGAATATGATCCTGCGTGTCATAGAGTGGGTGAAAGAAACAGATGATGCCCGTGGCAAATGATTCCCATGGCTTTGCTGTCGCCCATCCTGATCCAGAGGATGGGGTGGTGAAGGTGCACTTTGTCGTCTGCATCAAGTTGAAGATTTGGTTGTATGGGATTGGGTTGATTTCGGTGTTGAGCTTTGCTAGCGAGTCTTTCGACCAGGTGCCATGAACCCAAGAAGGTCCGAGTGGTCGAACGTAGTGTTCCATGGCATGGAGTCGAGTGAGTTCGGGTCGCATACCATAGTTGCGTGCCTCGTTGATGAGGATTCCGAAATCGTGATCTCGATCTTCCCACCCGGCTGGAGCTTCCTCACCAAATCCTCGAGGAATCCCGACGAGTTCGAGTCCGGATCCCACGTAAGTATCAGTCGTTCGCCACCGCTCTCCCATACCTTCGGCTCGTGCGTTAAACGTATCGAAACCGTGTTCTTGGGGAGTCCTAGTGTCGCCATAACGCTCATTCCACTCGTCACGGGTCCAGTCGAACTGGCACAACACGGGATGACGCCGAGGCCACGCAAGATCACGAGACTTCAAGTAGTTGCGAGCATCAGGAAGAAGCCATACTTCCTCACGCTTTAGAGGATCAACATCACGCCACCGGTTGATTCCACGTGCAATGAACGACACGTACTCAACGAATGAGATTTGTGGGCTCGTGACGACGTTGCGGTTGTCCACCCTGGGAATGGGCGAGTTGCTTGTGCCGTGCTGTCCAAGCCAGAACACCATGCCATCGAGTGAATCGAACGTTGGGCCGGTGACACGGTCTAGCCGATCGATGCGATCTTGCAGTGATGCCTTTGCGTGAGAGCGTGCTTCGGCTCGCCACTCTTGCCACGGATTCGTGATGTTAGGCATGTGTGGCGCCCAACCGGAGTTCTTTCCGACGACGACGAATTCGACGTCAGGATTGCGAGTGGCTAGTTGCTCAAGTAGATACGGCGGCTCATTATCTCCACCGGATTCACCCCACTTTTTCGGGTTAATCTCAATGACTCGTCCTAGCTTCCCATACCCAACACGCTTACGAAACGTAGGCATACAGTTCGTCCTTTCCGAATGATCTGTCAATTCCTCAACGCGCAGCGGGGCCTGACGTCTTGTGGCTACTCACGTCAGCTTACGTTCCACCAAGTAGAGCGCACTCTTGCTATGCGATGCATGAGGCATTATCGGCGTGGAAACCCCTACGCAGATCGTACTAGATGGGCATCTCCGGCGGAGGCGGCGAGCTATCCGCAGGTGCGGAGACCTCCTCAGCAGACGGTGCCGGCTCGACCGGGGCAACTATCGGCGTAGCAGCCGGAGGTGCCACCGGGGCAGGCTGAGCCACCGGAGCGGGCGGCTGAGCCGGAGTCGGCGGCGCGACAGGCGCAGGAGGTGCAACCGGAGCCGGAGGTGCAACCGGACCAGACGAGACAGGAGGTGCGATAACGGGACCGGCGCTTGGCATCCCCGCGACGGGCGCACCGGTGTAGGGCTTCACGCCCTTGACCTCATTGCGCATTTCACCGCCCCACTCCTTTTGGCCCAAAGTGAGACGAGCACGACGGCCAGTGAGAGCACCAGCGACAGGCTCGAGACTTCCAGCCGGACCAAGCTGTGCGAAGAACTCATCGGTGAGACCGAAGCACTTCATCTGACGGAAGAAGATCGAGACAGCAATCGCATTGTCCAAGGAGAGCACGAAGTTGTTGATGATCGGACGGTTCATATGCGGGCCGGAGATGACCTTCATCTTCGCCTTGAGCATCGGCTTGCCGTTGCCCGACGTCACAGCATCACAGGCGGTGACTTCGATGTCGTAGTCACCGTTGGGAAGAGGTTCGAAGCTGACTGTCTTCGCATCAGCAAGAGCCTTGCTGAAGTCAATCGTGGTCATACGATGAGCTCCTTAGTTGCGACGGGTGCCACTGTATCAACCGCTGGCTGCACGTCAAATACGATGTTCATCCAGTTCGTGATGTCATTTCCAACCCAGTGTCCATCAGTTTTGACGATGGTCTGAAAGTTGCCCAGTCTCCCCTGGACCCGCTCACCGCACGAGTACTGTGGGTGAGGACCGATCCAGAGACGGCGAACCTCTTTAGTGGGTTGCCCGTTTGCGTCGAGTTCCCAGTCTGGGTACAAATAGCCGCACACATCGACCCAGTATGGAAGAGACACGGAAATCTGACCCTGCATATATGGCTCCCACTTACCAGAGCCATTTGCTTGTCTTGTCTCAGCGATGAACATCACGCATCGTGTGTTCAAAGCAGGCACAAGCGCGAGATCACGAAAGCCGCGAATGACTGTGTCCATCTGCATAAGCAGTGCACCCCAGTCCTGCATCTTCATCTGCTCACTACCGACCAACTGAGTCTTGCAGCGACGCTGAATCTCGGTGATGGAGTCGATCACCACCGACACGAAAGGCGTGATGTACTGGGTGAGCCAGTTATACACAAGCTGCACCGTGCCCCAGTCACGCACATTGACGATGCATGCTTCCCATGTGCCATCGTACACGGGTGGCCCACCGGTGGAAGGATCCCAGAAAACCTTCTTCACCGGAATGAAACGCCAGCTGCCCTCAGCGTCAAGAACAAGCACGGGCTTCGGCGCAGTAGAAGACAGGGTCGACTTACCCATCTTTGAAGGGCCGTGAATCAACAGTGATATGCGCTGATCGGTACTGTACGACATGGGAGGATCAATAGCGATGGGAATGCTTGTCTCAGTCATACACGCCTCTTACGCCGGTTATTTGCCTGCTGCTTTGCCGTGGCCCATCGTATGTTTCCAGGAAAATATCCATTTTCGTTTTCAATGCGATCAATGGTGTAGCCTTTACCAGGATGTGCACCAATTGATGACATAAGATATTCATAAAATGACACGAATGATACTTGCCATTCTTCGCACATTCCACGCTTGGTGTAATCAGGATTGTGCTTAAAACGCTTTCTCATCTGCAACCAGGTACGAAATTCTAGCGTCATTGCGCGTTTACCATCAACAAAAGCCGTGTGTCCGTGAATTCGATGCTTGTTATGACGTGTTTCTCGGTTCAAGCAACCGCATGAACGCGATGCGCCAATGCGTAGTTTTTGCTGTTGCACACTAACTTGCGCGCCACATTCACATTGACACAACCAACGAACTTTTTTCGCACGGTCTGGTGGATCTTCTGCGCGTGCGATAACAGTAAGACGTGTAAATACTTGTCCTATGAGATTCTCAGCAGTTCTCACTGAGTGTCCCGGCCCTTCTTGTCGTAACGGTCACGCGGGTTGTTCTGCTTGTAGAGCGCATCAAGCATATCATCTGCTCCACTGGATCCATCATCGAGCATATTGCAGATGGCCGAGAAATCACACGACCAAGAACAATCGCCATTGGGCGTCGGGTACACAATATCGAGATGGTGTTGCCCGCGGTCCAGTGCGTCGATTGTTTCAAGCACCTCACGGGTTATTGCGATCAAGCGACGTCGATAAGACTCGAGTTCGTACGGGTTGTGCCTCACTTCAATGCGATCGTAGAACGGTGGCTTGGCCTTGGCACTTCGCTTTACACGACGAAGCATGTTGTAAAGAGCACCATCACAATGCTCTTCACCTTCTTTTGACGCCAGCATTTCCAAGATGTGATAGTGGAGCATCTGTTCGTTTTGCGGAAGCGTGAGAATGGGGGCGGTCAGAGATCCCACAGTCTTATGGTCAATGAAGACCCTAATTCCATCGGTGACACGATATGCCCGGGTATCAAGAAGACCGATCAGTTGCACCTCACGTTCATCACTTGCATCACGCATTGGAACGGTGATGTCCGCAACGAGTGGAGTTTCTGACGCGATGATGCGAAGATCTGAGTCAGCACCAGTTTCTTCAAGCCACTGGACGTATCCCTCCACCATTGCACGCTCGAGGTTGCAACTCGCTGAAAACTCGGTGGCGAACTCAGCAAGACGTTCATCGGTGGCATCGCGCTCTGCGGCGAGGTTCCTGATGGACGTCCAGTCTTCGACGATCACACGTTCAAGTGCATCACGTGGATCGACTCGCTGCTCACCTTCGGGAACATACCACGCTGCCAATGCACGGTGAATGCGTGTGCCAGTAGAGCGCACTCCGGTGTAAGATTCGGTCTTCAGCGTGAGTTCGCGGTACCAGCCAAGCCACCACTTACGCTTACACCGCTTGTATGTCTGGAGTTCGGAGTTCGAGATTCGGTAGACACCGTCCTGGGCTTCTGGATACGGGTCAATAAGGGGCAGAGCGTAGTGGTAGAGCTGCGCGCCTTCCTCAGCCGGCAACACCTGTGCCAGGGTATCTTCGGTGTCATCGGGGAGGTCTAGGGAGGACAGCATGATTGGGCCCGAAGGGGGTGGTGGCAACTTTGGCACCGTCGTCTTAAGTGGTGCTTTTGCGGCAGGGCCGTTCGCTACGATGTCATTGAGCGCACGCGCAACTCGATCACGATCGCCTGGCTTCCACGAGTCTTTCGTCTCGATGTTGTAGAGATGCGCTGTACTTTTTCCTGTCAGTCCAGCAAGAGTGCTGAACTTCGCACGTGACACCTTGTGTTGAGTACGCACCTGAAGAACGAGTGCACCAGTGAGTTCATCCGCTGCATACAAGGGTGGTGTCTCCTACTCGTCGACGCCGACGTACGGAATGGACGCCAACGGGGTGTTCAAGACAAGCGCTTCTTGCGCATCGATGACAGATGTGTCGGCGTGCGGGTTCGCTGCAAGTAGAGCCGCGCGATCACGAGTGATTTCATCAAGTCGGTTGAACTTCTCGTGAAGCTTTGTAATCTGGTCTTCCTCGAGCGTGTCCTTCATCACAATGTCGATGATCGTAATCGAGTCGTGAATTTCGGAGCCAATGCGGTGGTTGCGGCTTTCCTTCTGGACCTCCGCCACGAGAGACCACGAGCGCTGCAAGTTGATGAGTGTGTCAGCAGCAGTCATATCAAGACCGACACCACCCGCGGCATTCGTGAAGAGAAGCACCTTGACCTGTTTCTTACGAAGTGCGTCCAGTGAACGCTCACGTTCAAGTGGTGACACATCACCAGTGATCAACGCATACCGCACACCGAGCTTATCAAGACGCTTAGTTGCGAGGTTGATCAGTTGCTTGAACTCAGCAGCGACGATGACAGGCGGTCCATCGTATGATGGTGAGAGGATGCCCTTCTCCTCAAGCACTTCTTCGAATGCATCGAGTTTGGGAGACGGTTCCGCGAGCATGACATCCCACTGTGTGATGTCATCAGGGTCGTGCTTCACCATCTTCACAGACGATGATGCGACCTGCATCAAGCGAAGTGATGCCTCAAGATGAGATGGTGCGATGAAGAGATCACCATCAGGTGTTCGGGTGATGAGGCGACTCTTGAGCTCACCGTACATTTTCGACTGTGATGCGGCCATGTCGACATACCGCGTTTGTCGCACCTTAGGCGGAAGTTGCGGGAGAACGATAGCCTTAATCATTCGTCGAAAACGAGGATCTAGGAGCTTGAAGAGTTCTTCACGTGTGTCGGGGTTGATGCCAATGATGTCAAGTTTTCCGAACGCGTTCCACGCAGCTAGGCAGTAACGTTCCACGAATTGGGACTTAGTTGGAAAATCTTCTGGTGCCACCGCGTGCATGATGGACCATAGGTCACCCGGATGGTTTGCGACAGGTGTCCCAGTAAGAGCCCATCGGTACTCAACACCTGGCTGGTGCATAACATGCCAAATGGCACGTGTTTGCAAAGACTTCGGTTCTTTCACACGATGTGCTTCATCAAGTGTGACGGTGACAAAATTGAAGTCGTTGAGTTCCTTCTTGTGTACTTCACACCGTGCTGTCGTGAGACCAGCATCACCAAATTTTGGATCGCATGTACGACACTTCTTCAACTTCACTGAACCGAACGGTGCAAGACGCGTGAACGAACGCACCGACTCGATGTTCATGAGCACGATGCAATGCGGGTTTTGCTTGGCTTCCTTGAGGATCGCGCGCTTCTTCGCCGCGGTGCCCTCAACATTGTACACGTGTGCGGTGGGCATCCATTTGCTGACTTCGCGTACCCAGTGTCGCTTTACCGAGTTAGGACAAATGATAAGCGCAGGCAGTGCATTTTTACGTTCGTGTTCATGCGCTAGATTAAGAGCTAGCGTTTGAAGACTTTTGCCTGTACCCATATCATCGCCAAGCAGTCCGGAGCCCGCTCGTCGCATGAACTCGACGCCAGCCCTTTGATAAGGATAGAGGTGCTCATCGAGGCCTGGGATCGCTGGCCACTCAAGCAAGTTACGAACCTCGAGTGCCGGATCAATGCGCTTTCTGCGGATGTCCCAGGCCCAGTCGATGAGTGCTGGGGTGAGCGTGAATGTCTCTTTGAACACACCACGAAGTGTCACAAGAGAAGCCCAGGTGGGTGGAACGCACCAGATTTTCTTGATAGGGAGCCACCGGCAACCGGAGACTTTCTTGATCAATTCTTTTTCATTCCACTCAGTGGTGACGGTAATTACTTGCTTACCTTTTTCGTCAACACCAATGTCACCAAGCGGCACTCACGTTCTCCTAGCTTGCGACGCGAAGTGCGTGACGTCCTGTGGGCTCTTCACGAAGACTCACAGCCCACTCGATGTCGGCTCCGGTGTGAATTCGATTGAAATACGTGTTGAGTGACTTCTTGTCGATGGCATGCGCAAGGAATGCTGCGATCAAGCTAACTATCCAGGCGGTGATCATTTCCGAGAGAGACATGTCATAGTCCTTTCCGATATTCCGTGTTAAGGAGAATCTATCAAGCAATTACACGACGGTCAGACACCCGAATTAGCAAGCATTGCGTCAAAAATGGACGCTTTGAAGCGAGCGAGAGCAAGTGTCGCATGACGTCCTGCATCATTTACGTCGTTTGCGTCGGGTAGATTGACTTCATTTGGCGTGGTGTAGAAGTCCAGTCGTTTGAGCATTTCATTTGTCGCAAGCTTCTTTGCATCAGCAGGCGGCTGCATAACGAGACGAGCATTAAACCGCTCAGCGAAAATCTTGACGCTTCCAATCGCTTGGAGAGCGGTTGGCTGTTGCGTACGCTTTCCGGTCTCTGGCGTCACCGTATACCGCTCGCAAGCGATCAGAATGCTCTCTGGACTCTCGTCAGACGCACGAAGGGTGCTCTCCAGCCAGTTTACTGCCGTCGAAACGTCAGTCTGGAGGAAGTGTATGCGTTCTGCGTACGTGTTGTGGAGTTTAAGCGCAAGAATGCCCATGCTTGTACCCGGATCGACACCAATGATGAGGCCGAGAGGTTTGATGATTGTCATTGCTATTCTACCTCTCCCCAACGTTGCCCGACACCAATTGATGAAGTGATGGGAACTGTAAGTAGCTGATCGTCATTCATGACGAGTTCAATGGTGCGCATGACGTCATCGAAATCATCATTAGGAATGTCAAAGTCGATCTCGTCGTGCACTGGAATTGTCATGTACGGTCCAAGTCCGGCGGCATCAGCTTCCACGATCTTCATCTTAAGAATCTCGCCTGCTGTTCCCTGGATTTCATAGTTAACCAGGGTGTACAGCTTACCTGCATCAGCGGTGTGCTTACGTCCAGTGAGTGGCGAACGTACATATGCTTCACCGGTCAAGTTGAGATTGGCACGACCTTCACTCTCAACTTCCTTAATCCATTCGGGGACTCGACTATACATTTTGTCAAAGTCCCGCATGAATTGTCCGGCTTCATCTTCAGGCACACCTGCGGTCTTAGCAAATTTCGGGATGCCTGCGCCATAGATCTTCGCATAGCCACCGTTCTTAAGCAGCTGCCTACGAGGATCTGCCTTTGTGAAACTCGGCTCGTGAAAAAGTTGCACACCCATGTTAACGAAGAAGTCACCGGGCGTCATAAACGCAGCAATCATCCCCGGGTCTTGGGACATATGCGCCATGACCCGCATTTCGATCTGCCCAAAGTCGGCCTTGGCCCACCGGTGATCAATTGATGCAGTGAAGCAGTTGCGAATTTTTCGCCCGAACTTAGTCCTGATTGGGACATTTTGTAGATTAGGGTCACTCATCGACATGCGACCCGTGCGAACACCAGAGCCACCACCAGGCTCGAATGGGTTCTTATCGGTGCCACCCACGGTGTTGATCGATGGATGGATCTTGCCATCCCACTCCGACATCGTAAGATAGTTTGCCAGGTAGGTCGACACCATCTTCTGCGCACGCCGGCGGTTGAGAACAGTTGCTGCTAGCGGGTGGTCAATGCTCTCGAGAACCTCCTTGTCTAGTGAGTATTGACCACCACCGGTCATCTTGGTGAACTCGACTCCGAATGACTGAAGCTTTTCGATGACCTTTGCATTGGCACCCGGTGAGATGCCGTGAACGTCATGACACCACTTCTCGGCCGACTTCACATATGCATCGAGTTCATCCATCAACTTTTGCGTGTACTCACGATCGACAACGACGCCTTTGTTCTCCATGCGTCGAGCGACCCATGACACCGCAAGTTCAAGTTCGTATGACTTAGGTGCCTCAGCCATCACCCGTGGATAGAGCTCGTCCTTGAGCTGCATGGTGAGGATGGTGTCAAGCCCACCATACATCCAATAGGCTTCAAGATCGATCGGCACGGTGGCCCAGTTCCAGCCACCTGCCTTCATCGCATCGTCCAGTTGATGCTGGAAGTTGCCTGCGCGCCTATCGACCAGACGACGAGTAAGAGTCTTGAGTGCTGTGGAGCCGGTTGATTCGAGCACGTGCGACATAAGTCGAGTGTCATGACATCTGGACTCAGGCAACGACACGCCGAGAGTTCCTCGGATCATGTCCGCGTCGTACGTTAGATTGTGCGCGACGAATGTGCCTTGGAATCGTTTGAGCATATCCGCGCCGAATGCACCCCACCCGGGAAAGTCGATGGGAATGCAGTACGCGGTTTGGCGATCGCCAAATTGGAGGAGCCGAACCTTATCAATAAGTGTGCGCAAACCTGTGCCTTCGGTATCGACGGCAATCTCATCGCACGTCGACATCCAGCGTTGACACTCCCACGCGGTCTCGATGTTATCGATCAGATGAATGCCCTTGACTTCATCAAGACTCAACGCTCGCTCCTACTTCATCCAGTCAAGAAATCCACGCGCTTGACGCTGCATAGCACGGCGGCCATGCCTACGCCCAAGACCATAGAAAAACGCAATTGCCACGAGAACGATTATGATTTCCACTTAAGTTCCTATGTTCCTAACCTAGAGAAGTTCGGCGTGCACCTGCACCCCGAGCTGATGAAGTAGACGAGTACCACTGTCGTCACGGTACTGTGCTGCTGCGACAACGCGAGTGATTCCCGCGTTCACGATCAATTTAGCGCAATCCAGACAGGGTGCCATTGTCGTGTACAACGTAGCACCGTCGGTTGACACGCCATTCTTCGCGGCGAATGCGATAGCATTGGCCTCGGCGTGTACGCTGAATCGGCAAGGTTGCCTTGAGTTGCAGTCAGCCCAATGGTGCTTGGGATCAGGGTTCGTCGGAAGCTTTGTGCAGTCGCATGCGTGATTGCAGTGTGGAAGTCCGGTCGCGGTGCCGTTGTATCCACTGGACACTGGTCTCGTCTCAATGACGATGACAGCACCGACCTGCGCGCGTGAGCAGGTGGCACGATCGGCCATCAGCTTCGCCATTTGCATGAGCGTCTGGTCCATCGAGGGACGGGTCTTTTTCACAGGCAACTTGGAATGTTCACGAAGTGCTGCGATGGCAGCTGTGCGGGTTGTGCAGAAGAATGGAGACTTGTATCCTTGCACCGAACTCCATGCGTAGTGCTTTTCTTTTGCACCACTTGGCAATATCACGTTGACTTGCCACACGAAACCGATTGGCTTCGTCTGCGCATCATCTTCATAGATGCGTTGTTCGTTGATGTTATCTTCGTCACTCACGCTGACACCACGTTTTCATTGGGAAGAAGTGTTTCGATCAGGTCGAGCTGTTTGGTGTACCATGGGTTGGCTTCATCTTCCTCCTGCGTGGTGTTGCCTTCAAGGAGATATGCTGCGACGTCCAGTGATGATGTCGCACGATCTGCTGAGCACACACCAAGTGGCAGATCGATGAATACGAAATCAGTTGGTGCATGAAGCTTGCTCGCTGCTTCGATGTCACGCTCGTAGATGTGCAGACTCGTCGTGTGATGCACGTATCTGCCTACTGGCATGTGCAGTTCGTATGCAATGGTGTGTTGAAGTTGCGTGAACATAAAGAAGTCATACGGTACACCCAACCACACGTCTTGGCTGCGCATATGCGTGTGCATTTCGAGAGCTGGAAAGCCGTGACCACTTTCACGGATGAGGAACTGAAAGAACACGGTGCACGGCTTGTCACCGATGTGCCGTAGGTCAGCCTTGGTCCAGATGACTGCGATGGCTTGCCTACTGGACGGATCCTCCTTGAGGAGTTCGATGCAATCCGCAAGTTGCTGCACCACGCGAGGTCCGTAAGCGCCGTAGTCGGGATCCGTAGCATCTACCAGGACGTTTTCGAACGTCGGAGCGGCTACCCTGACCAAATCAGAGCGTGGAGTTCCAGAGATGAGCTGGAGCGCTTCAAGTGCCGCAAGCTTCAAGTTCACACCGCGGCCAACACCGACTGGAAGCAGTGGCTCAAGGGTGTTGGGAACAATCAACGTCACTGCAGTGAGTTCGCGCGTGGGAATTCCACGTGCTGAAACGCTCTCGCCCTTATTGATGATGTGGTTGACCAACTTGACGTAGTCGCCACGTAGGTCGTTCAGCTTCAGTTCCATCAGAGCCTTTCAACACGATCATAAAAATCTGTCCGACCGCGACCGAGAATATCGTTCACGTATGTCGAACCTGTGCTGTGCTTGAAGCGACGAATGAATTGGGGGTGTGACACCGGCCAGTCAGCCCAGTGCGCAGCTTTGAATGCTTTGCGCCCAAGAGCAACCGACGTAGGCCTGTCGAGCATATGACGTAGAAGATCGATGTCATCCACATCGCATGCGTTAACAATACCCATCGAGCGAAGCTCACGGATGTCAGCGTGTCGCGCGAGTGCATTAGTGAGGAAATGTCCAGAGGTGGACTGATACGGCATGAACGCAGGCCGAGGATCAGATGCAGAAGCATCAGGATCGACATGATGTCGCACGTCACCGATAAGAAGCATGCGCGGTGATGGTGGACCGATATACGTCGTGAATGGATTTAGCTTCACGGCCGCTGTCGACTCAATGCCTGCACGGTGAATGATTGCTTGGATCGTGTCATCAATCACGTGCCGACCATCCACGTTGACGATAGGCAAGAGACTTGTCATCGCAACGATCTCGTACAATTCATTGAGTTGATGTCCCTTGCCTGCTTCGATGAGATCATCACCACGACGAGAGATGCACTGATCAAGTACACGATCGTTAGCTGACACGTGCACGATGATGGCACCACGTGAACGCAAGAACATCTCGATGTGAAGACGAACACCGTCATCCATAAGCGTTGGACGGTTCAACACTGTGGGGTAAACACTTTCACCCCAATGCCAACGATCACAGATGATGTGGTGACCTCGTTGCGGACGATAGTCCAGCAGGGGTGTTTCATACTCGTCGAGTGGATGTACTTCCGGTGGACCCTTATGGAGAAGAGTCACGGTGTTATCGGGAAATCGCTTCTCGAGTTCACACGCTAGTTTGCTCGCAAGAGTTGATTTTCCGCTGCAATCCGGCCCTTCCAATATGATAAGCATCTTACTTTCCTTTGATCGTTACCCGGTGACGTACTTTGCGTCGCGTGCAATGATGAGCCTATTATCATCGGCACCGTCTGAACTAGTGATGGCTTCAATGACTCCCTCGACATCGGTACCGAGTTCGTACTCGATGGCTTCTTCCACCGACATATCTGGGTATGCGTTGAGTGGAATGTCGGCTGTGTACACCAACTCGTATTTTACCCGGATGAAGCCAGGCTTAGGCGCATCAGAGGGTTGAGGCATCTTCTCCCCTTGCTTGCGTAATCATGAATTCGATGTAGTGGATAGCCTTGTTGAGATCCTCGATACCGCCCTTATCGCGGTACCGAGTGACGAGCTTGATCACGTTACCTTGGCAGAAGTCCAGTGAGTTCGCCAGGATGTACTCGATTGGCTGAATCGCCAAGCCCCGGTAGTGGTTACCCCCGACCTGTCGTTCGAGGGGTAGAGGAGGTTCTGGGGCTGGTTCTCGGATCACTGGCGGCAGGTTGACTACACTAACCGCAGGCTCACGAGGTCGAGAGGGTTCGCTGATCATAACTCCCATGCGCTCTCCTATTTAAATCCCGGGTGGGAATTAAAAGAGGGGACCGAGCCTACCCTGGCCCGGCCCCCATAGAAGTGTTGTCACGACCGGATTCGAACCGGTTCATACAGATTAGAAGTCTGTTGCTCTACCAAGTGAGCTACGTGTCGGTTGTTGCCTGTGATTACGAACCCGGCGACGTTTAAGGATGCAACTCAGGTTTAATTCGCTCACGTGTTACCGCTAACACCAGGCAGCCACGCAGAGGCTGCCCCGGGATTTGAACCCGGGTCTTGAGCTGATTAGGTCGCACCCGATTGATCCGGGATCGCACAAGCTTAAGCTGAGGTTGTGGTACGGCAGGATGACTCTTGAAGCTGATAAGGTCGTGCCCAGCGCCTCTGCCAGTTTGGGCTACTCCGACTTGAGTGCCGGAGGCAGGGTTCGAACCTGCACTATGTCCTGGGTTTTTGCACTTCATGAGATTGAGGTTGGTACCGCGCTACACGGACGGGATTTGAACCCGCAACCTTCCTGGCTTCACCACCACAGTCAGCCAGGATGCTCTGAACCGAGTGAGCTCCCGTGTAAACCTTACAGCCCGAACATTCCCCTTGACAAACACCAACCGGAATCCGAAGGTTTCCGAGCAGTTGGCCGACTAGGAAACTCTATCAAACCCGCTATTCTTCGAGCAGAAAGCCGAAGAGAGCGTCGCCGACGAATACGTTCTCGACGGTGACGAGGTTGGCTTCCTCACGTGCGATCTTCACCGCGTCGATGAGCTCGTTCACGCGGTTCACCAGCTTGTGCTGCTGAAGCGCCGTGAGTGCGCCAGAGAGGTGAGTCGTGGCCCACGTGCCGACGATCTGATCACGCACACGGTCGCGAGTCTGTGCCGGGTGACGCTCGTTGGGCGGCACCACGACGACCGTTTCCTCGATCTTCTCCGAGCGGGTCGTTTCGACCGGCCGAGTGCGGCTGATGCCAGTGATCTCGTCGGTCGTCCACTCCTTGGCCGTGTCGAGCACGGGGCACGCGGTGATGAACGTACGAACATCGATGAGCTGCTTCTCCAGGAAGAGGAGGTTGCTGCTCGAGACATCGTTCAGGATGACACGACCACGCACGACCACATTGCCCTTGGCAACCTGATTGCCCGCGTCACGCGTTGCGGTCAGGTCCCACAGCTGACCGAGGTCAGTTGCGATGGCGCTGATCAGCGACGAGGCCACCAGCTGGACCTGAAGTGCCTCAGACGGAAGCTTCTGGCCCTCTTCCGCCTTGGGAGTGTACTCACGCGCGATACCCGCGAAGAGTGGCGCCTTCTGCACGTTCTTGTATGCTTCGTTCACGACCGTGCTGACTCGCGCCTTGAGCGTGCGCTGAAGCATGACGACCGAAATGAGACGACGAGACATGACTTCCTATCCTGTGATCACTTTGAGGTTGATGTTGCGTGGTGTTAAGAGGAATGCTTGCGCTGGACACGCAGCCAAACGAACGAACCAAGTCCAAGTGCGATCAGAAATCCTGCGATTCCCAGGTACGTACCAATTCCTGATGTTCCCGTGTTCGCAAGTCCAGAGGTAGAGCCAACCGGAACTACCGCGGGTGCTGTAGTTGACGTTGTAGCCGACGTAGAACTCTCGACAGACGTCGTAGACGTAGTACTGGTGGTTGTTACCGGGGTAGTTGTTGCGGCGGTAGTAGAGGAGGTTGTAGAGGTGGTCGTTGTCGTGGTGGTGGCCGGTGAAGTCGACGTGGTCGTTTCAGTTGGAGTGCACAGGCTGAAGTTCCAGACACTGTCATTGAACGTCAACGTCTTGAGAACGCCGCGTGCTTCGGTGCCAACACCCAATGTGCCGAGTGAAAAGCCGACTGCGACAACTTTAGCATCCGGGTCGAACCCGGCGAAATCAGCGAGCGTCCCGTCCACGTTCGTGTTCGTCGGTACGGTGATGTTCTCTGGACCATCGACCCATCGTGATGGCTTTGATGCCCACCAGATATCGCCATACGCACTGGGTTCACCGACGAGAATGCCATCGTAGCCATCATCGGGATCGGAAGGCGTGCGGTCAACGACGAGCTGGTAGCCCGGCTTTGCTGAGCCGACCGACTGCACGAAGTCCAGTGAGGCGATATCAACATCAGCGAGCAGAGTTGGCGTGACGGCCACATAGCCGGCAACCTTCCCGCCTGCTGGGGAGACTGTCGTCGGATCTTGTTGCGCACGCGGTCCTGTGATGTCAAGTATGAGACCGTCAGGCACGAAGTCCTGGACTCGCACCGGGGAGTGCGCACGTGATTCGGTGAACTTCCACGTACCGTCGATCTTACACACGCCACTCGGCACCGAGTCAGTGACTTGTGCTTCGGCGGTTGGTGAGCACAGGATCACCGGCACGAGCGATATGATGCCAATGATGCCGGCTGCGATGAGCTTACGCATGCTTGATGTTGCCCTTCTAGTCGGGGAACTTCATGGCAGCTATGGTGTCCTGCCATTCACGCTCGAGTGTTTTCCAGTTTGCCTGGATCGTGACGATGGGAGTTGTGAGGTGATTGTGCTGGAGCTCGAATCCGTACTTCACAGCATCAGTCAAGTACGCGATCTCAAGCACAGTCAGCGCACCGTCATAACCTACGCCCGTTGCCTGCGCTGCGACGCAACCCCAAGGATTCAACATGCGAATTCGAGCCGGGTCGATTCGGGAGAGCCAAACATCACGGCCAAGCTTCTCGTCGAGCAGATCGAGTCCGTTCTGAATCTCTACCTCGTACACTGTATCTCTCCTCAGTTCCGCGGGTCTCGGGTTGAGAATTAATTGGGCGATGTCACCAAGTTTACCAAGATGATACCGCCCAGTGAGATGAGAAACACGGCGAGTGGAATGATCACCGACTTTGTGCTCTTGAGTTGTGTCAGCGCTGCCACTGAGAGAAGAGCCGACGCGAGTGCGAAGAGAGTTAGGATGATAAAGATCACCCAGAGTGATGTCTGGTTGAGTGCGGACACGTTAGTCACCCTTCACATTGAGAATCTGGTGAAGCGTGTGCTTGATGGTGACAAGATCAATCGAGTCGGCCATCACGACGTCGATGTCCTTGTACGCACCGGGGATTTCATCGACGAACGCTGCACTGTCGCGGTACTCGATGCCCTTCATTGCTTCACGCAGGTCGTCATGCGTGAACATCTTTCGCGCAGTGGAACGCGAGAAGTTGCGCCCAGCGCCATGAGGTGAAGAGTCAAGGGACATGTAGTTACCCTTGCCCTGGACCACATACGATGCTGTCCCCATGGAACCAGGGATGAGACCCATCTTTCCCGCGGTGGCATCGATGGCGCCCTTGCGCGACAGCCACACCTGCTTGCCGAAATGCTTCGCGGATGTGGTGTAGTTATGATGGCAGTTGATGGTCTCTTGCACCTCGATTGATTCGCCTGACCACTCCTCGACGCACAGCATGAGACGATCCATCATTTCTTCGCGATTGAACCACGCAAACTCCTGGGCCCATCGCATTTCACGGATGTACGCCCAGAACTCCTTATCACCTTCGACGAGGTATGCAAGATCCGGGTTGGGTAGGTTGATCCAACGCTTCTCACACTGCTGTGCCGCAATCTTGATGTGTCGCTGCGCGATCTTGTTGCCAACACCACGTGAGCCCGAGTGGAGAAAGAGCCACACGCGATCCATTTCGTCGATGGTGATCTCGATGAAGTGATTGCCACCACCGAGTGTGCCGAGCTGAAGCTTCCAATTCGATGCATATGCGTCTGGATCGAACTCAGCTGACTCGAGAGCCTTCATCTCGAGGATGTCCGTGCGTAGCTTGGCGGTGTTGGTGAGTTGCGTGTTGTACTTACCGGCTGAGGTCGGGATGGTCGCTTCGATCAGTTCGCGAAGCGCCGTAAGAGACTTCTCGGATTCCGTGAAGTCATGTTTGGTGAATTGTGTACGCACTGCGATCATGCCGCAGCCGATATCCACGCCGACCGCCGCGGGCATGATGGCACCGAGAGTTGGGATAACACTGCCGACGGTGCTTCCACGCCCAAGATGCGCATCAGGCATGAGAGCGACGTGTGGAAAGATGAACGGCATCGTTGAAGTCTGCTCGGCCTGCTTGCGTGTCTGGTCTTCGAGAATGGACGCGAAGTTGACGAGCTTATCGTTGATCTGTTCCACTGGTGTGCTCTCCTAGATTCGTTTAACAACTTGCTATTGAGTATAACTGCGTGTTTTCTTACAGTCGCACACTGCGCAACCAGCGCGGTAGAGACCATCTGAAGTGTAGTCATGCACGATCATGACATGACCACAATCACAACGAACAGTGGGTTTGCTTTCATTAGGCATTACGAGGCCATGCGCACCAAAAAGTCGGTACATCGCGTCAGTGGTAAATCGTTGACGCAGGCGAGCGAAGTCAATCGGCTTTGGTATCGCAGTGACCATTTCATACGCTTTCGCGTACGCGGCCTCCCACGTACGAAACGCAGAAATATCGGTGCCACCGCGCTCATCCGAAAGGATCCACGGATAAAGCATATACATGAGCCACTCACTAGATGTCCAATAACCGTCATCACGTCGAAGTTTTCTGATGTGAAGACGCTTGGGGATCGTGTGAACGCCACCTAGTTTCTTAAGGTCTTCATATGAAACATCATACTCACCCGGTGGAAGCTTCTCGTTCATGCCGTCGCTCGCTGAGTGTAGGCACGCTCGAGGTCGGTGTCGAACCCAGCGGCTTGTGCAAGTGCACGTGCCGCCGGGCGTGTGAGGAAGGGAGGTTGTGCGTCGCCAGACGGCCCGGTCTTACGGATGGTGAATGCCTCGATGACTTCATGAGGTGAGCGAACGGCTTCGTAGCGATAGTGCACCACTTCTCCAGGCACGATCGAGACGCCCGAGTGGTGGAGTAGATAGTTGGATCCCGCGAGCTCGCCATCCTCCTCAGCGGACGCCACGAGGCGGAAAATGCGGGTCTCGAACCACCGGCACGCGTTGCAGTGGTGCTTGGGCTGCGCAAACTCGGCATCATCCAAATGGTTGTGGTGTCGAGTCCGTGCAGACGAACCGATGCCGATGAACCGAGCATTGATCACGATCGGTTCACTACGACTTACCGGCAGGGTCCAGGTGGTGCGGTGGCCGACGCTGCGGACGTGGGGAAGCTTCATATGATCGTTGAGCACGCTTGACATCGTGTCGTCCTCTCCTAGTTTCCTATGGGTGGTGCAGTACAGCATAAGCTGGTTGCTGGCCGGGCGTTGTGATCTTGGAATCACGTACCCGGCCAGCGTGACCGACCCTGGGGGAGCACGGTCGGGGGGTCGTGCGGGGTCGGTCGATGGCAACTCTAACAAGCGGGTGTCTAGCGGTGAGATGATGTGTTACTTGCAGAAATACTTGTCTGCCGTTTCGTACATGACACGCGCTTGGATTTCGGTGTAACTGTTGATGAGACCCGAGATGATGCTGTCACGTGAGATGCCCGCTTCACGCTGCTGACACGTCAACTTACCGATTGCGATGACTGAACTTTCTTCAAGATCAGTGTCCGCGTCAGCGCCGAGAACTGGTTGAACGTCGGACAAGTACGCTCGTTCTTTCGCGGTATAAGAACGATTGGTGTCTGTCTTCGTAGGCGTGCATGCGGTGAGGGATAGGATGACACCTACGCCTGCGAGAAGAATGACGATGAGTGCTGCAATCTGGATCATCTGATGACGGTAGTTTTTGTCCATAATAAGGGGCTGCTTTCCTAGGTCCTAAGTGTACTCTCTGATCAAGACAGCGGGCAGCGAGGTTGTAGATTTGAGGTCTACTCTTCGATGAAACTGCCCGATGCGAGCAGTGCCAAGAGCACGCTCGATGCACAAGTCCAGTGGGATTGGACGAAACAAAGAACACGCTCTTGGCACCGTTGTGCTCAGGCTCGACACCCCTCCGAAAGGTGAGATACCCGTGGCAGATAGTATCACGCGCCGACTTCACGGTGAGGGTCAGGGATGACGGGGCCGTATGGGGAGGCCGCGGAGCTTTACCGCAATGCTGGTTGGCAGGGTGTGCTGCCTATTGTGGGTAAACGAATGGCACCGACTGGGTACACCGGGTATAACGGTGCATGGCCTACTGATGCCGTCATTGATGACTGGGTGAATGTCCGGGGCGATGAGAACATCGGTCTGCGCATGCCTGATGACATCATCGGTATCGATGTCGACGCGTATGACGGACGTAAGGGCCTCGAGACCATCGAGTGGTGGGAATCACAGCTGGATTGTGTACTGCCGCTTTCACCCAGGTCCAGTGCGAGAACCGATGGCTCGGGCATCAGGTTCTTCCGGGTTCCGCCTGGCTTGAACTGGAAGTCGGATCTTGGCACCGGCTCAAACGTCGAGATCATCCGCTTCGGGCACCGGTTCGCCATGGTGTGGCCGTCTGTGCATCCTGACATCAATGAGACGTACAAGTGGCTCGCGCCGGATAGCACGGTCTTGGATGACATCCCGATGGCGGGGGAATTCCCTGCGCTGCCTGACGAATGGGTCGCGGGACTACAAGCAGGTAGTGGTCCTCGAACGTCTGGTAGTGGTGAAGATCATAGTGGTGATGACGCACCTATCACTGCACGAGATGGTTCAGTCATCAATGTTGAAGCAATGTATACGCATGGCTTGCCTGATGGTGAACAGAATAAGATGCTTTTCGACTACATGTGTTCCATGCGAGCAAGGAACTTTCGACATGTTGAGATGATCAATGCTGGTATGGTCTTGCTTCAGCGTATGGAAAATCGTATTGGCGATAAGCCATGGGGTGTCGAAGACATCACAGATATGGTTAGTCGTGTTAGGCGTAGTTACCCCGCGGGATTGTCATCAGGAATGATGCAGGGTTTGGGTCCGGGGGCTCTCGCGTACGCACAACGACTCGCCGGTGGACAGGCTGTCACCGAGGTTAGTGAACTTCCACCACGTGAAGCTCTTGCAACCGACATGGGTAACTCCATGCGGATGGTGCAGTTGCTCGGAGATCGTATTCGCTACTCAGCTAATGAAGATCAGTGGTATGTCTGGGACGATCGACGTTGGTGTCCTGATGAAACAAACCGCGTGATGGATCTCACTAAGACCGTTATCGACTCAATTCGTGCCGACGCCATTGTCGCTGAAGGAGATGAACGCACTCGCTGGCTTAACTGGGCAAGAGACTCGGAAAGCATTGCACGTCGTAAAGCAATGATCGCTGGTGCCGAGTCTGAGCCTGAGCTTGTCATTACCACAAATGATCTCGACACCGACTCAAATATTCTCGTCGTGCGAAACGGTACCTTGGACTTGCGCACAGGGCAATTGCGAGAGTCGAGAAGGGAAGAGCTGTGTAGTCATTTGGCTGAAGTAGACTTTGATGCTGATGCTTCGTATGAACGTTGGCTTGGGCACGTAAGCTTCTTGTGCAATGATGATCCCGTTCTTATGGCATACATTCAACGTGCGGCTGGCTACACACTTACGGGCAACGTCGGCGCAAGGTCGTTCTTCTTCATGGAAGGCACTGGGTCAAATGGCAAAAACGCGTTCATTGAACCGTTGATGATGGTGATGGGTTCGTACGCGAAGACTGCTACCACTGCACTGTTGACTGGTGGTGATGAGCAGCATCCCACCATCCTGGCGGATCTGCAAGGATCAAGATTGGTGTTCATCGATGAGACACGGCAGGGTAAGGCGCTGAACGTCGAGCGACTGAAAGCTTTGACAGGAAGCAAGCGCGTCAAGGCACGGAAAATGCAAAAGGACTTCTTTGAGTTCGACGCGCAGTTTAAGCTGTGGATCGCTGGGAATGGGCAACCTACCATCAGGGATCCCAGTGATGGTGTCTGGAATCGAATGCATCGCATTGTCTGTCATGGCAAGGTCGCACCCGGTAAAGTTATCGATCGCTTTGGCGACCTACTTTACGCAGAAGAGGCGTCGGGCATTCTTCGTTGGGCACTTGAGGGACTGCGGGGTTGGCGTGAACTTGGCGGGCTAGGGATTCCGGACAGCATCAAGGAAGATGTGCAGTCTTATCGTGATGATGAAGACTACGTTGGGCAGTTCATCGAGGATGTCTTGGTTAAGACAGGAAATACCGGAGATTTCATCTTCAACACTGACTTGTACTTTGCCTATGAACAGTGGGCTACTGCTCATGGCTTGCGCGGTATCGATAAGTTGAATTCTGCGCTCTTGGGTAAAGCATTGGGATCACATGGCATTGGGCGGCCTAAGCAGGGTAAGATGCGGAATGGCAAGCGCGAACGTGGCTATTGCGGTGTTGCGTTTAGTGATGGTAAGGCTGACTGGGTCAATAGCTTTAAGCAGTAGTTATAGATCTTGAGACTAACTTGTGAACAGTGAACAGCAGTTGGAAAAAATTGCTGTTCAGTGAACAGGAAGACTAATGTTTGTGAACAGTAAGCGTCGACTTGTGAACAGCAGGATCGACGCTTACTGTTCACAATGATAAGAGATCTTATGAGGTTCTGAAGTCGATGAATGGGGTATTTTTTAGTCTTGTGAACAGAGTGAACAGAAAGAACAGTAAAATCTCCAATTGTCAGTATACGCCCCTCTGAGTCACTAAGACTAACATGGTTAATACAAACGGACTACGCGACCGTCCGTATTGGCAACTACCGGAGAGTTGCTGTTCACCTGTTCATAGGAGGACATATTTAATAAAAACCCGCGCCTGTGAACAGCAATTTTGTTGATCTCCGGAGAGCTGTTCAGGGCTGTTTTTGAGCAAATGTCAAGTAACGATCGTAGGATAAGGTTAAAGACATGAATGAAACCGAGTGGGATAAGAAGCGTAAGTGGTTTCCCGTATCAGCGGTGCCGATGCCTAACACTATGGCATGGCGAAAATTTAGCGAGAATGGTCCATGGGTTAAACTCGCTGAATGCCCAGTTGCTCTTGTTACTTATCATCTATGCGAGGTGATGGAAGTAAAATCAAATGCAATAGAGTACGCACGTTGTAATGACTTTGTGTATGATATGTTTGTAACTCCTTCGCTTTGGGTGAATGACTCAGGTAACTTCTGGTCACCTCAAATTAAGAATACATTTGATCCATACCGCGCTACTGATGCACTCATTGCATTTATGCCACATGGCGTCAATCTTGGGTAAGCGAGCCGATCGTAAGATGGCGAGAGCAGCGGTCATGCGTTGCCGAAAGTTGAAGCGCGGCGGAGTCGGTGAGTGTAGGATGCCGGCCGGTGATGGAACGAAGCATCGCGGATACGGGCCGTGTCGCATTCACGGTAAGGCAGTCGAGCATAGGGCGTGGGAGATGGCGATGGATGTAGCACGGGAACTGCACATCTCACCGTGGGAAGCATTGCTCAAGAGCGTAAGGCTGAGCGCCGGACGCGTGGCATGGGTCGATGAGCAGCTTCGTGAGGCAACACGAAGGAATGATGGTGAGGAGAGTGCAAGTGAAGTCAGGATCTGGCTGAAGGAAAGTCGAGACGAGAGGACGCACCTGGCTAAGGTCTCGAAAGCAGCCATCGACGCGGGTGTCGCGGAAAGACTCGTACGAAATGTCGAGTTGGAGGGGCAGTTGGTGGCGGAGGTCATCGGGCGAGTGCTTGACAAGCTTTCACTGGACCCCGCGATGAGGGTGCTGGCTTTCGAGGAGGCGCATCGGCAGCTGCTAGTACTAGAGGCCCCGTCTGGTACCCCAGTAGAGGTGCAGGGCACATGGAGTCCGCCGGGGGTTGTCGACCCTGGGGTTGATAGCGGGGGCGGTCCGGGGAGGTCTGAGGAGGATGACCATGGAGATGGAACGCGATCGTAGAATTGTCATGCAGCGGCTCGCTGACTCACTGGACATTCCGGTGGAGTTGCTTGACATGGACGCACCGGGTGTTGGAGCCACATACGAGATGCCGATGGGATACGGCGTAGGCATCGTCACGGCATTGGGTATACTCATTGAGGAGTGCCGGGCGACACAACGCATTCGTGAAGACGCGCCGCTAGTCGTCTCGCTGGGAAGAGACGTAATTCGGATCCTAGAGCAGCGAGGAAGACTGCTAGGTGGAGACGCTGGTGCGAAGAGATACGTGATGGTGGGAGATGAGAAGGTTGAGGTGCAAGAGGACGGTTGGATAACATCCGGAAGAAACATCATCACGGGATTCATTGATGGGGTAGGTGGAGGTGCGAAGGTGCAGGCACCACCCACTGGACCCAGGCCGAAGCCATTTAAGAAGAGAGGCAAGCGATGACAAAAGAAGATGACGCCGTTGCCGAGCTAGGCGATGACATGAAGCATGCGATGGCTGACGTCATCAGATCGGTGCAGATGTGTGAAGGGTTGCACCCGTCTGCGACGTTGAAGCACATAGGACCACTCGAGCTGTACATCTGTGATGATCCTCAGTGCGCGCACATCATCGCAAAGTGCACGCACCAGGTTGAGATTCCCGAGAATGAGGACACCGTTCCACGTAAGTTTGTAAAGAGTATCTGCGAGTGGAACAAAGATGGCACCGTATTGACGTGCACGTTCTGTGGTAAGGATGGCACGTGATGGAAGGTAAGCTAGGCGAGTCATCATGGCGTGTACTCGATCGTGTCTTGGCCGAGTATGGTCGTCGCATTGATGAACTTCATGACGCGCGTGAAGCTCAGGCTCGTGATAACGTGGTTCGTGACAAGCGCACTGAGAAGCTCGTCGAGCGACTGGACCGTGCCTACACCAAGATCCACGCGTTGGAAAAGAAGACGAGAGGGCTGGGTGAGACGTGAGAGTGTGCGATTGTGACGCGAGTTGGTGCCTCGGTGATGACTGCCCTCATGAGGTTTGCTGGACCGATCGCTTGCCCTGCCCGAAAGGCGTAGACGATGTGGCACGATGAAAAGATTTGCGTGAGTGAAAAGAGATTCATCGCTGGATCATGGCTTGTCGTAGGCATGGGGTTGGGGATGGCGCTGTTGAGCGTCATTAGGAGGATGCGTGCCTAGGGAATTGCACTGGTCAATCGGTGATCACGATGAGCAAGATGAAGTGAAGACGCCGTGTGCCTGGTGCCAAGAGCCTGACGGCGATGACTGTCGTTGCTACGCTGAGCAAGATGAAGAGGAGTACGCACGGTGAAGGTTGACCTGCTCGCGTTCACGGCTATCACGCCTACTGCACTTGAGGTCTTGGAGTACCAGCGAGGAACAGCAGCGGCCGATCACCTTGCGGAACTCGGTGGCCGCGAATGCTACCAGTCTTTTCACCGGCCTAATCCGAAGACGTCGGACAACGAGGATTACCTCAAGCACATTCTCGAGATTGATCACACGTCAATCATGGAACACTCGAGCGCGACGTTCCGCATCACCTTCGTGAGTAGGAATTTGCTTGTTGAGCTGACCCGTCACAGGCATCTCTCGTTCTCGGTCCAGTCACAGCGTTACGTCGACGAGTCGCATGGTCAGATGATCATTCCACCGGACATCATGGGAGATACGGCACTCTCTGGACTTGTGGAGAAGATTGATCACTTCCATCAGGACGCGAAGATTCTTTACGATGAGATCGTTGATACGATGATGAAAGAGGGCTACAAGCGCAAGCAGGCAAGGCAAGCGGCCAGGGCCGTGCTCCCAGGTGGGCACGAGACGCGCATCATCGTCACGGGAAACATTCGCGCGTGGCGACACGTAATTCACATGCGCTTTAGCGAGCACGCTGATGTGGAGATTCGCGAGATGGCCAAGCAAATTCTTGGACACTTGCGCATCATCGCACCGAACCAGGTGCAGGATATCAGCGACGATCCTCGTCAGTGAAAAGACCTGATAGGATCAGGCAATGGACATGGAAGATAAGATCGATCAGCTGACGGAGCGAGTGGAGCAGCTTGCCGCCCGACTGGAGAACATCGAGTTTACGTTGGGCATCAGGCCAACGTCTTTGCAACCGCTTAGTTCGTGCGCACTCGACGAAATTAGGGGTCGGCTGACTGCACTTGAAATGGCAACGGGCACCAACGGGTATTGATGAAGGGAAATAGGGTTGCCAAAGTGAAGCGACTTCGTCAGTTCTTCTGCTTGATGATCACTGCACATAGTATGTCAGAGATGATCACTCATCCATTCGATTTTCCTGCTGGCTTTCGATGCTCACGCTGTGGAGCAGAGCTGTGGCTGTATTAAACACGATAGGAGGTAAGTGCATGCACTGGACCGCTGCATTGATCATTGGCATCGTCGTAGGTGTACTCGCCACGTTGCTGATCATTCGGCACTATCTTAAGGACATGTGGCGATGAATACACTCGAGATCATTGGCACTGCAGTGCTGCTGTCGGGCTGCTTGTTCGTAATCATCATCGCTCTCGTGCTATGGAGTCAGCGACGATGAAGCCCATTACGTTTGACGTGCAGTATTGGCCCGGGGTGAAGGGCAAGAACCCAAGCCGGATCACTCTCGATGACGGCCGCACTATGATGACCGATCTTCGCAAGCTACTTCGCGATCCCGCGGTGCGTGGAGTGCAGGTCACTGTAGAGAAGACTCATAGCGGGGAGTTCTGATGGTCATCTTCGGGCTTGAGTTCTTCAAGCGATTGAGATTTAGGCTGACTGTTGGGTACTGGTGTAGACATTACACGTGGACACCCTGGGAGCGTGTCAATGACTATGGTCTTCGCATGCAGCAGTGCGAGAGCTGTGGGATCAGGCGAACGCGGTGAGCAACAGAGTTGTCCTACGACATCAGTGTCCCGATTGCGGGGCAAAGATCGCTGTGCCCGCGGATGTCGTGCTCGGTGATGACATGAGCCTCTCGATCATCCCCATCGAGGATGAGC